GCGGGTCTTTAGCTTTCTCCAAGCCAACCGATGCGGCTTGAGGAGACATGGCACTTGGGACATAAGTGTCATCACGCTCGTCCCTCCATGGAGCGTGGCTATAAATTGACTTCCCAGGTGGTCGGAAGTTATATGTGGATATTTGGTATACAGGAAACCTAGAGGATTTATTCCTGCCCTCGTTAAACGGCGCCTCCACTATAGGCGCCTCGAGGAACGAACTTAGTTTAAAGTTGGGGCATCAGCATTCAAACCCATGGCTTGAATCGCCGCCTGGGTGAACACGATACCACGGTTGGCTACACGGTCGGTTTTCGAACCAGCCATGTGGACACCAATAACCTTACCATTGACATTGACATAAGGTGCCATACAATCACCAGGTTCGGTGGAGGCATCAATTTCCAATTCAAGGGCAGTGGTCTTGGTAACCTTGCCAGGAGCTTGTGAACCATGCAAAGCACTCAAAACTTGCAATGGCATTCCAACTTCAGGAAGAGCTGTTTGTCTACCAGTAAGACCAGGTGGTAAACCATCAAATCTGGCAATCAGCACTAAGTCGTCATGTAAAGGACTAGGTGTCTTAACACGTTTGGCTTTGCCATCCGTCCCGAGGGGTAACTCAAAACATTTGCCTTGATAGCAAAAATGTCGAATCCGATCGTACGAATGTGCATTACAAAACACGCCAGAACGCACAACAAACCCGTTCTGCACAGGCTTTTTGTCTTGATCCAAGAAATACCCAATACATTGGCTTGCAACCGATGTAACAAACTTAGGTTGGGCAGGATTCAAAGACTCTTGTTCCGCTTTCCGCAAAATTAATTGATCATCTTTGCCGATGACGACGGTAGTTCCGTCTGCCGGACCGACATTGACCATCTTTCCATTCACATCGGCGGAATAAGTCATCTTAATATCCCGATTTTCTTGATTCATTTTGGGTGTGAAATGTCGTTCAGTACAAATAGAGGGGTGTTCTGGTAAATTCGTAGGAGTCATGCAAAAAACACAACAGTTTTTAACATGTTGGGCATAATCAGTACCGTCATTCTGCTTAGTTAGAAAGTAACAATGAGCACAGTTAGGACAATACATTGCAACTGAAATTTCACCGTCACCAACAAGAATAGCTTCTTGATCCGGTTCGATACCAACCCATACTTCCTCTTCCTCCATAAAAACCGTTGATGTCACGTACAATAATGTAGTGACCATTAGGCAACGGTGCACCGAAATAAGACGACGGGGACACATATTCATCATCACGTATAAGATCAGTGATGTTGTCGTTATCATAAATCGTGTATTTATTTTGCTTTTTATTATGCACGACTTTCTTTTTAACTTGACCACGGTTATGATGTGTCCGTTTCATATTTCGACCCAATGCTCTACCTTTATTCTTGCCTTTGGCTTCCAAGGTTTCCATTTCCTTCACATGATCCCGCTTCAAAAGCGATCTCAGAAGGTGTCTTTTATGTACACCAAGGTAAATAACCATACCAAGAAGTGAGGCAAAAGCGACAAGAGTGATTCGATATCGATACTGAATCCAAATTCCCACAATGGCGATTTTAAAATCCCTCAACCACTTGTAGATTTGCTGCATAGTGGTTAGGTCATCGTCATCTAGGTCATCCTGATCAGAATCTTGATCAAATCCTAGTCCTTCTCTGCCCTCAACAACTCGAGGTTGAGGTACAGAGGCCGCTCGAGGAATTACATGAGCTTCAATTGTACACTTACGTTCAAGACAAGACTGACAGTCAAGTCCCGTATAGAAGTATTTCTCACGTATATCGCCTGCATAAGCATTTGCTTCTTGAAGAAGCAAATCATGCTGTTGCTTTGCAAGCGCATCCATTTTATTTTTATCATCAGCAAACAGAGTTGCTATCGAGCGGACGATACTGGCTATCATGGAAGGTAATCCTAGATCCTTAGGTAACAATGCGAAACCCAAGTCTACAAAACCTGCGACAAGTGCTCCCGCTTGAAGGGATACACCTATCATTTTCATATACTCACCAGTTGTGAGTTCACCCAGACTTTCAAGCTGTTTGCCGCGTTTTTTATTAGGACTATATCTCCTCTTCAAGAAGATATAAACGGCAGTGGTAATAGAGACCAGGTAAGCCCAATTAATGGTTAATGCAGCATAGTAAGTGAAAATACGCCAAGAGCCAATACCAAATTTACGTGTAAACCAACCCATCAAGTGGAATTTCTGCCCGAAATGATCCATGGCCTGAATAGATCGTTCAGTCCAATGATATTTTTTCCAAGCAGCTACACCA